TTCCTGTTGTGCTTTCAAGTTTTCTTCCTCAATATACTGTTGAAGTAGGGCAAGATAAACTTCTCTCTCCCAAGGAATCATATTTTCAAGCTCTGTCAAACTATATTTATGGTGTTGCATCAAGGCAAAATTTGTTTTAAAGTATGACTCAAGATCTTCATGAGCCATACTTATACGAAAAAAGCGGAAAGTCCCTCCAATTTTATAGAATTTTCAACATTCGTGTTTGGATTTTTAACTTTTAATGTATGAGTTAACTTAGGCATTGTTTCAAAAAATTTTTCAATCTCTTTAAATTGGTTAGAATTAAGTTGATCTAAAAATTCATTCATTTCCTCCTTCGTACAGTCAGAGGTAGACCAAGACTCCTCTTCACTGTAAACTTGCTCTATGCAAGATATGATTAGATCAAAAGTATCTTCAGGTTTTATTTCGTTGGTGGTGAAATTAGATTTGATAAACTCATTAATTGAAGGATATTTCATTCTCATCATCAGTTGATCATCTAATTTTATATCTTTATTATGGTCATCAGATGTAATAATTTTTATATCGTCAAGATTTACACGAATAGGCACTTTAGTTTTATTATCATCAGGGCAAGTGACCATGACTTCTACATCTTCACCAACTGATTTACCTCTAATGTTTAGAAAGAGGTATTCAATATCGAATGTGGACAAGGTATCAACTTTTACACCCTTTGTTAGTATACAAGTAGATAGTACATCTTTTACTGCATTCGCAATCTCAGTATCAGATTGACTCTCCATAGCAATAATAAGTATCTTTTCTTCCTTAACTAAAAAAGGTCTATATCTTATCTTTTTCTTCGTTGACGGAATTTCCAACTCATATGTCGGGGTACTAATCTTTGGTAAAGGCATGATATATTACAAATTTGTATATTATATAGTCGATAAAAGTAGAACTAATTCACAGGAAAAAATCCACTATCTATTAATCCTGATCCCCCTGATGTTTCTCCTGAAAATGGTATGTTCAAATCACTTGTATCAATATACTCTGTACCAAAAAGACCAGTATTATTTGATTTTGGTTTTTGTAGATTTTCTTCCCTATTATTATAAGAACCTCTATACCTATCGTAACTAGAAAACTTACCAGCAGAGTATCTATCAAATGAAAAAAGAGCACTTGCTTTTAATACTTCAGATCCTTCATACTTAACAGGAGTAGAATTTATTGCCTGTGGGAACATACCATAAAAATTATACTGCATCTCCTCATTATAATCTCTATCAAACTTAATTATCTTAGTCTCATAAGTTTTGTAATCATCAGGATATTCCATTCTAAAATAATAATCTTTTCTAGATTGATCCTCACCTGATCCATTTGCAATAAACTCAACCCAATGTTCCAGAAATTTAAGACTCTTGTATTCACTATCAACATAAAATTCTAAATTAATTTTCTGAAAAGCCTTGGTATGAGCCATCTTCTCTGATACACCAGTGTAATTACCAATTACATCAGCAGTTGCTAATGATGCACCTGGTAATACAGCATTACTACACAACAATCCTGATGTATTTGTTATGAACCTATAATCCAAACCTCTTACATTTAAATGCTGTCTCAATCCAGTAGGTAATCCCCCAAATATCAACTGATAGTGTGATGTTTGTGCTAAATTTGTAAATGTGGGTTTGAAATCTGCAATTCTACGGGGTCTTACCACTCTAAATACCTAAAACTTGTCTTATTATTATTTAGATGTCTTACAAGGGTAAATATCAACCATCTTATCCTCGCAAGTATAAAGGTAATCCTACAAACATAGTTTATAGGTCACTTTGGGAGAGAAAATTCATGGTTTACTGTGATAATAATGAACGAATACTTGAATGGGGTAGTGAGGAGATGTATGTGTGGTATCGTTCTCCAATCGACAATAGACCACATAGATACTTTCCAGACTTCTATATCAAAGTTCAAGAAAGAGCAGGTGTGATTAAAAAATATATTATAGAAATAAAACCTGCTAAACAGACAAAACCACCAGCAAAACCAAAAAGACAAACTAAGGGGTATCTACGTGAAGCATATGAATATGCAAAGAATCAAGCAAAGTGGGAAGCAGCAGATGACTGGTGTAAAGATCGTGGATATGAATTCAAAGTATTTACTGAGAAAGAATTAGGAATTAAATATGGCACGTAGAGCAACACGATTATCTCCTAAAGCATTACTGAGACTTAGACAAAAACTAATAGATGAAGGTTTGTATACAGAGGATAGACCAGAAGATACACTTGGAAATCGTATTCGTCCAATATCAGACAGTCTAGTTAGTATAAAAAATCCAGATGAACTCGCAACACGAGTTAAAACTGTTTTAACTGAAGGTCCTGTTGTACCAATACCAGGTTCATATTATATGTTCAGATACATGGCGAAGACACCAGAGATTCGTTTTGATTTGAATCCCTTAGTTCAAGTAACTGAAGTATTCTCTTATGGATTTATTGCATATAATTTTCACTGGGGTAGAAACAGAAAATACACCTATCCAGAAGTACAAGGTGGATTATATGAAGTGACTTCGGATGAGTTGAAAGACCTAGAATTGATACCATTTCAGAATTTCCAAATGAAACCACCTAAATAGTTAAAAAGATATATGGCCACCAAATACTCTAACGACGGAAAGACATACACCTCTGGTGGTATAACTTATGAAGTATCTTCTGGCAGGGCGATTAATACTGATGGTGAGTACTTAACCAATGTTAAAAAAAGAGAAGAGGCACGAAAAAATTACATAGATTCGATAGACTATAATGATACAGGCGGTCTACCTTCTAGTTTAAGATACCCATATGCTATGATAGACAGTGGTATGGATTTTTTAAAAATACAAATCGCTACATATACTGCACCAGATTTAAATTTATCAGGACTTTTAAATGTAGGTGGAGGAGACAAAATACAACCAGATGGTGAAGGTGCAACATTTAATATAACTGCCAAAGGTAGTAAACCAGGAGCCTTTGCACTTAACAATGCAACTTCCGCAAACACTACAGCCACTGGTTCAGGTAGAGCGTTAAAAAGACCAAAACATACAATCTACCTTCCAATACCTAGACAAATTCAAGATGCAAACTCAGTTACATATGATAGTGGTAGATTAGATCCACTAGAAGCAGTGGGTGCAGCACTTATCAAACAAGGTATTGAGAATCCTTCTTTTCAAAAAGTTCAAGAGGTAGCTTCTTTATTACTTAATGATGGAGTTGATCTTGTTGGTGATAATGTTGATGCAATCGCATCTGCAATTGCAGGTCGTGCGATTGGTGCGTTAGGTGGTAACGTCACAGCAAACTCACTTATTGCAAGAGGAAGTGGAGCAATACTTAACCCCAACTTAGAATCATTATTTCAAGGTGTAAAATTAAGACAGTTCCCATTTGTATTTGAGTTTTTTCCACGTAACATGAGAGAAGGAACTGAAGTTGGAAAAATTATAAGAGTTTTAAAAAGATCAATGGCTGCTAAAAATAATAAGAAAAAGGGTAAAGGTGTTTTTATCAAACAACCTGATATATTTCAACTTCAATATATGAAGGGAGGACAAGAACATCCATTCTTAAATAAATTTCTTCCTATGCATCTTACTGATATGAAAATAAATTATTCACAATCTGGAACATATTCAACATTCCATGATGGAACACCATCGCATATGACTGTAAGTTGTTCTTTCACAGAAGTGAATCCAGTTTATCAAGAAGATTATGACGACGCAGGACAGGGAGTTGGATACTAATGACTTACTTTAGAGAGTTACCTAATTTAAATTACCAATCTACATCATCAGATAGATCATCGTCTGAAGATTATGTAGTAGTTAAAAATATATTTCGTAGAGCAAAACTACGTGATGATTTAAAATATATTTTTACATCTTTAATAGATTATTATATAAGAGATGGTGTAAGACCTGACCAAGTTGCAGATGATATATATGGAGATCCAGAATTAGATTGGGTTGTTCTTACGAGTGCAAACATAATCAATGTAAGAGATGAGTGGCCACTTGATAGTTATGAAATCTATAATTATTCACTTACCAAATATGGTGATGATCTCAATCAAATTCGTCACTACGAAACAACAGAGGTAAAAGATTCAAGTGGTAGATTAATACTTCCAAAAGGTAAAGTTGTTGACTCAGGATTTACAATACCAGATCCATCATCATCCACCGCAACTCTAAATCCTGTGGGTGGTGTTACCAATTATGAGTATGAGAGTAAACTCAATGATGAGAAAAGATCTATCTATATTATTTCACCAGGTTATCTACAAGTATTTTTAAATGATATGAAAGATATCATGAGATACACAGACTCATCACAGTTTGTGAATACTAATTTAATACAGACAGAGAATACAAGAAATACAGATCCAAATTAAAAGACCGTAGATTTCTCTACGGTCTATGTTTACTTAAGTAGTAAATTTAAATATGCTGCTATGACTAACAATGTTAGACAGAGTTGATT